TGAATACAAATCCACTTACACCTCCACCGAGCATTGCTAATAGTTCTGGGGTCATAGTTTTTCAATCTCCGCTTCTAGTTTTGATACTCGCTCCTGTAGGAACTCAATTTGATTATTTTGGATAATATCAGCAGGGAGGAGACCTTCCTTCTCCCAATCAGTAATCCAGTTTTTATTGGACTCAACGTCCTTTGAAATCATAAGCTGGTCATGCTCCAGCATCGTGACACGTTCAGTCACATGGAAGTAACCAGTTACAGCGACAGCAGTACCCGCCACCAATGCAAGTAGATTGCGTAGGGGTATCGTGATATTAGTGCTGTCATTCAGGGCTGGCATTACTTCTTCTTAATTATATGATGATACGCAAGTGCAAGAGAGCCTAAAGCACCGCAAAGATATGCTATAATGCTGGCTAACACGCTAAAATCCTCAAGATTCCATGCTGTAACTTCTGCTAAAAAAACAGTTGCCCAAATTTTAAAGTGACCCATTAATTGGTTTTCCATTAGTCTTGGGCTGGAAGCTTTACTGTCCAGCCATCGGCTTCAAGGGTTTGCTTGTCTGCAAGCCCAGTTGCGGTTGGGAATCCATTTGTTCCACTCAAATCAATAGTGGTAGGATTCGTGAAAGTTCCTGCTTTAGCCGCAAATGCCGCTAATATTTTATCAACATCAGCAGTAGAAAGCTGGCAGTTACTTGCGAAAAATTTTGCTAAATTTACACTTACATCAAAATCAGATGCCACATTAAGATCATTCTTAAAACCATTAACCCAGCTAGGGCCAGCACCAACGTGATAAAAGCTAAGGTTAGTGCATCCAGATAAATCGGGAATAGTTCCAGTCAGCATAACCCGCACATTGGGTCGTCTTTTCAGAACACCATCGTTTTGGTTATAGCACAAAAACGATTGTATAGTAGTGGAACCGCTAATATCTGGTATATCTCCACGAAACTCATTCCCGTTTACTTGATAACGAAGCATACCATTGCTAAAAGTGGGCAAACTTCCCGTGAAGCTATTGTCCTGAATATATAAATTATTTGTAACAGTAATGCCGTCTGGGAAGTCGCCCGTAATATTGTTACCACGCAAATCTAAATTAGTTAGGGTATTGGTCATGCTTTGTAGCATAGGTCTGGTAATACCATAATCCTTTAGCTCAATATTGTTGGTATCGGTCAAACCATCCCAATACACTTCAAAGCTGTTAAAATCACCAGTAGAGCTAACTTGCTTGAATCCAAACTTCAAGGGTCTATCCATTTGGACGGTAAGAGAATCCCCAGCACTAATGCCCGTCAGGGCTTTGGAATTGGTAGCACCTAAACCAACGGTAGTTGTTCCATCGGGCCAATATATTGTTCCACTTTGGTTTCCCGTAGAAAACGTCAATGTTGGATTAGCTTCCTCTGTAACAAGTGAAAATAATCCGTAACGCAAGGCATCGGGTGTAGGCAATGAGTCAATACTATCCGAACCCAATACATCAAATCCGTGCATTGAGGAGGCGAGTGACTCCTGAAGTAAACCGCCAACTGTTGTTAGCTGTCTGGTTTCCATCTAGTTAGTCAGTTCGGATGCAAAAATAACCGAAGTTCCAGAAGCGGCAATAAATGCGGCTAAATCGGCGGCTTCTCTGCTAAGAGTATAAGCACGACCAGCATATAACTTATGACCGTTTGTGGAGCTTGGTGTGCTACCATCAATGGTCATAAACGCATCATTGGTCTGCACATCAAACGTAACAGCCTTAGTTCCACGCTCAAGCGGAGCAAAACCCGCAGTAGTAGTGGTATCAGGTGTTAAACGCTGTGATGTAGCACCATCGGTGGGTTTGAGATATAGGTTTACAACGTATGAGTTCATAATTATCGGGATTGTCTATTGACGTAAGTTGAGATTTTTTTGTTAATGGAGTTGTTGTTAGCAATATTATCAAGTTTGCCAAGCTCCAGATCAAGATAGTTGCGGGCTACATTTTCTTCCAGAACAGCCTTTTCCGTTTGCCCATCCATACGCAAAAAATCAGCGTAAGCGGCATGAGCAATAAAATAGAAAAATTCTAGAGGAATAGTAGAGCCTTCGGTAATATCATCTAACTTCTTTTTGTATGTAACATAAACAGAAGTATTATCACTACCTTCAATATTTAAAATATGAGCACCAGAAGAAGTAACGTAGTAATCGTATTCAATAACTGATTTACGATCAAATGGCTGAGTACGATGAATGCGAATAAACTCAGCAATGTCATTCTTGGATGATTGGGTATAGGCAACAACATTGTCGCTATCAATAGTCCGTTCTTCGCCTACTACTAAATAACGAGGCCACATCTGACTGCTATCATAAGCCTCATCTGCACGGCGATTAACAAAACTCAAAATATAACCATTTTCTTCGCTCGTAAACTCATTTACGCCCGAAAGAGCCTTAATTAAACTGAATAACGAACTGTATGTTTTGGTCTGCACTATACTTTATTCGGGCTAAGATCAGCAAATGTCTTGTTGTAGTATTTTAGAAATTCTTTGGAATGAACGTGTTCAGTTCCGTATTTTTTAATTAAACGAAAATAATCCCGTGCTGGAATTGTCGCTACGCATTTCCCCAATACTGGGTGAGTTTTACCTTTTTCCGTAGCGGCTTCTTTTCGTGCAACAGCAACACGTTGGCTTTCCGTAGCCTTTTCGTGTTTAAAGTTATCTTTAACGTGATCCACAAAAGCACGATCAATAGCTTCTTGTGAAATCTCATGGGGTTTGGATAAAATGTGCATAATGAAAAAGGGCGGGGAGGTTATCCTCCCCAACCCAGAGTCATAATTAGGCTTGTCCTTGGATGAGTCCGTGAGCCTGTGGGTGATAAACACCGAGGGTCAGGGCACAATCCACGATACCACGCTCACCACCACCGAGGTTCGGCAGACGAGAAGTTCCCATAGGAATAAGCTCGTGAACACCGTAGTATTCGGGGTTAATGAGGAAACCTGCACCGTTGTTACCTGCTGTGCCGAAAGTAGGCATACATACAGGGTTACCATTCACGATGGAAACGATGCCGTGATCGCTTTGATAAAGCTCAACAGAGAGCTTGATGTCAGCATTACCACCGTCATAGTTAACATTGCGGATGCTGGTTTCACTACCAGAAGCAGAGTTAAGACGAGCGAAGTCGCTAACTGTGCGGCGGAGACCAGTATTGGCAATAAGGGTGAGGTTGTTTACAGTTCCGTTGATCTCATAGATAGAGGAAATCAAGTCATTGAACTTGGTTTCATTGAACGGAGTTGCAGTATCTTCAGCTTGCGTGTAGATGCTAGAAGCAGGTGTTTCAAAACCAGTTGGAACACCAACGCCTGCGGCGGGAGCACTATCAAGATAAGCGGCGAGACCGTTCATCTTGTAAGGTGTGGCGGCGGCGGCTTGTTGCTTAACATTGTCGGAGCAGAGAGTTTTCTCTACGTCACGCTTGATTTCACGGATAGCCTTAGCTTCAGCTTGGGCAATCTTTGCGGGGCCAACGGAATCAACAGCTTCTTGAAGCTCTGATACACGATAGTCACGGCGGAACTTCTGAGTGAAGTTACCCATACGAGCACGACCTGCGAATTGGTCGGTGAAGGTAGTAACGTCATCGCCTTCTTCAATACCATCGGTAGAAGGAGTAGCAAGAACGTCAACAGTCCACTCTGTGTCAGTTGCTCGTGCTTTCTGCTTTTGGGCAGAGGAAAGGACGGGAGTTTCTTCAGGAGCGAGGATAGTCAAGACATCAGTCAAGTCCTCACGATTGGAAACAGCCGATCCTGGATTTGCGGTATCATATGTGTTTGAAAACGCCATAGTAATATCTTTCTAATTTATTATAGGATTAACGACTTAATTGTGCAGTTCTAAGTTTGATGAAGTCATTAACACCCCCGCTAGTGCGGAAGGATGATTGATTTTTTTGGATATTTTTTGTTCTTGTGCTAGAACGCTTCTCCGTTTTAGCCGCCGTGTTGCTAACGCTTTTGGGCGGGTCTATTGATTTGGTAGCCTTAACAGGTTCAGAAACATCAACTAACTGACGCTCACCAAAAATACTATTAGCGGCATGAGCCAACAAATACGGCATTTGTGCCTTAAGTGTCGGATCAGCATTTTGCAACGCCGATTGAAGGCGTTTATCTGATAGCATACTTTGGTAACGCTTATTAACATCACTTTCTGGATCAGCAGTCCAAGGAATCTCTTGTCTAACCTTGTCCGTAAAGCCTTGCTCCATTTGCTTACCTTGAGCTTGCATCTTGAGATGTTGAGCCTTCTGAGGTATGAACTTCTTCTGTGCCTTGCGAGCATTTTTCAGAATATCTCTTACTTCTTTTTTGGTAACACTCTTTCCGTCAAACTCAGCAACGGAGTCACTTGGGGAATACGAGTCAGACTCAAAAAGAACATCTTCAGCCCATTCAACAATCTGCGAAACCTCTTTCGCCTTTTCTTGAACCTCCTTAATGTCTTTTAAATCCTTATATGGATTCTGATCCATGTCCGACATAGAAACACGCTTTTGATTCTTATTTTCTTGAATCTCAGCCTCTAAAGCGGCGGCTTTTTCCTCTGCGGCTTTACGCTTGGCAGTTAATTCGCCAAAACGTGCAACAGCACGGGAGCCGAGCTTTTCTGATAGCTCACGCAATTCTTCTTCGGACATATCATCCAAATCAACCTGAGAAAGAACATTGGCTTCGGATTCCTCTTTGCTTTCGGATTCTGCGTTGTCCTCTGGCTCTGATTCTTCTTCTACCGTATCCTGTTGTGGAGTTTCACCACCCATCCGAAGATTAATAAAATCTTCAGGTGACATATTAGTTGCAGTTGATTCCGTAGGTTGAACCTCCTCAATGGGTTGTTCTACTACTTCTTCTACTGTATTCGCTGTATTTTCTGCGGAATCAGCGTTCTCCGCTTTGACTTCATCTTGCATATATAGTTTCCACTCCTTTACGCCGAGCGATGGCGATGTTTATATATTAGCACACCTCGCAAGCCTTATGGGTTTGCAAGATGTTTTAAAGATTTGTAATCTGTCATTTCTAGAATCTGATCGTATGACAAGATTCTACCAGATATTTGTTGAACTTTTTCCGTAGGAGCATCGTGCAAATCAGCAACGCATTCCTCACGCAATACCTCAACAAATGCTAAAAAACGAATAAATGTATCGTGCCCCACAAGGGTCTGTATGTCGGAATCAATATTAGGCATTAATTATTCCTCTGTCATTGTTTGAGTATTCATACCGCCCATTGTAGATGGAGCAGTTCCAATTTTACCAATTTCTGCATTTTGCATTTGTTGAAGCTGGAAATTATATTGTTGTGCATATTTTTCCAGACGACCCTTAAATGCTTCATCCGATTGAAGGCGTTGCATAATGTCGGGCTGTTGAACGTATTGTTGAATAGCCTGAAGTGCAAACTGAGCACCATTTGGTCGTGCTGGAACCTCAATACCAGAATAAATCTTAGATAAGTCATCAGTAATCTGAATACGAATATCCTCTTGTGCATCTTTGGCTGGCATAATCATACCATCTGCCAAAACGGGATCAATCGCATTTGCTGACAACTCAAGCAAACGGTCAATATTAAGGCGACCGTTTCTATCCATTTGGGAAAGATTCAATAACTGCTGTAATTTCTTCTCCTGTGTCTCTGGATCAGAGTTCAACACATCGTAAGTAATAATCACATCATAATCCTCCATCGGATCACCCTTGTCCATAACTTGTGCATCGGGCACACCAGTTACACGAAAGAATACTTGGTCAGGCCCAAAACGCTGAAAACATTTATATGCCAGTTTCAGAACCTCTGCGGTATGGCTAAGGAACTTATCAACAAGGAACTGCTTCTTGGTTTGTGCAATAGCAGTATCGTCCAGTCCAAGCAAGCGGTCAGCTTGAGCTTCTAGGGTTGATTCAATCTCAATAGAACCACTTGGTGCTGGCGGAGATGGAGCAAATTCAATATCCCCCTTACGTCTATATGGGATAAACCGCCCAGGCCCATAATCATGGGGTGCTTGACCCTTGGGGTGCATAAGCGGTGGTAAGGTTGCCCAACTATTACGGTCAATGCGTGAATCACGCTCAATCTTTACTTGGTTTTGTATGCCACGAAGCAATGACGGGACGGTATTAGTATCGTAAAGTCGTTTGCTGTCTTCCGATAGCTTGGTAACAATAACTGGATAATCTTCATATCCATTAAGTAGTTCAAACTTAGCATAGGGCTGAACTTCAGCACTACTTGAAAGCTCACGGTGAAAAATAGTTTCATAAATTCCCTCTGAGTTATCTTCGGGATCAATCAGGCGTTGATAACCATGAACAATCTCAATCAATTCTTCCGCTTGATATACGGAGCTAGTAAGATTGCTTTCCAAAACGGGTGATCCAATTTCATTACGCTCAATGCTGTCTGCATTAACGCCACGATAGTGTTGAATAACATAATCAACAAAATCCTCGTTCCATCCATCGGTAACAACTTTATTCTCTAGTTCTTGAGCCGTGTAATACGTTCTCCAGAAACAAAAAGGTGCTCTTTGGGGATCGGTCACATAAGAAGGAAAAAAGAAGTCCCCGTCAGGCGAAAGAGTCTTAACTTCAGGTGCGTTCACCTGCCTACGAACTACTGGAAGTTCCGTTGAACCCTTTTTGCGTAGTTCTAGGACTGCTTTTTTAGCTCTCTTAGGGGTAAGTCCCTCAAATGATAACAATAAAGCCTGCTCTACTTGTTCGTCTGCGTATCCAGACATAAACATATCCATAGCCTCCTGCGAATATCCCGCAATCTGCTGAACATTGAGGTTTTGAACAATTCTACGATCCTCACGATGCCATCCGACATAGGTAATCAAAACACCACGCTCAAGAAGATAGTTAGCACCTAGCTCCATTTCTTGCTTAAGTCGGGGAATATAACCCGAAGAAACCATCCACTTTAAAAAACTTGAAACAGTTTTAGCACGAGCCAAGTCATCAACGGCTACGGGAAATGCACGAATATTTGCACGAACCAATGAAGCCATAAATAATGCAACAAATCGGCTAATCCGTTCGTCAATAACATGGCTTTCCATATCGGATGCACCCTCCCAAGGAAACGCATCGGCTCCATGCTTTCTTAAATCGGGACTTTTCCCAGCCCAAAAATTACGCCTATCATCATAGGATGTGCGGCATAAATCAAAAAACGATGAAAGCTCAGTTGTTGTGCGTGCATAAGCGTTTTGGAGGACGCTTACATTTGGTTCTTTACTAACATAAGTTAGTTCTTCGGAAATGTTTTGATTGTCCATATTTAGTGAAGATATTCTAACACGCTAATCAAGCCGTCAAAAAATTTAATCATATATGAAAAATCTAAATCCAAAATTAAATCAGTCATCGTTTTGGTCTGGTGTATATGTATTTTGTTTCGCCGTATGTATTATCCGCTTGGACATAAATATATTTATTAACCAAGTTTTTAGCCATGCCGTGCTTAACTCTTACATTAACACATTTGCCTAGCTCTGGTATTTTAACAAATACAAACAACGGGTTATTGCAAGCCCTAGCTACACGCCCACGATATATCACGGGAACTGGTATAACTTCATCAAGCACTCGTTGCCCACTTTCGTCAATCCAAGTGTTTTTGCCAACGCCAGAGATCATGTCTTCCTCTAGGTGTTGAAAAACCTTTTCACGCATTTCATCAAAAGGAATTTCAAATTCCTTCGCTATTTCTGTCAATCTTCGTTTAGCCATTAGTATCCTCCATTGCCTTTTCTAGTAACTTGTAGTGATTCGGGGTTTACAAAATCAGGGCCTCTCCCGTCATTTGCCATTCGCAAATAGCGAATAAGGTCAAAAAAGTCCTTGAGGCACTCATCAGTCTTGCCGTTTGCGTTGTAGTGAACCAATGCCTCAATCAAATTCCCGCAACTTTCGTGTATATAGCACATTGGCTTATTGGCGTAATCAATCTTCCGATCTTCGTCATAATCAAACCATTGATCCAATGCAATGATGCCTTCTCTTTCCTGCTTGCCACTTGATGGAACAAAATCCATATTTTGATCTGAAAACGACATAAACAAATCCTCATTGTTTTCATTTTCCCTAGCAAAATAACGGGAGTCACCGATACGCTCAAAAACCTGTATTCCTTCCTCACGCTCTATCTCACGGAATAACTCCGCATAGCCCGCTATGTCATAGCCAATCTTCTTGGATGCGGGGCCAGCCCTCCACCTTGGGTCACCAAATATAGCCCATTCCCCGTATGAATCCAAGTCAGGCCATTCTCTCTTTATATAAACATTACCGTCTTTATCTACCGCCGCCCAGATGGATACAAAGTTCCTATTACCCGCAGGGTCAACAACCTGATAAATAGTATATTTCTGGGGATTGCGGATGTCGGGGAACGTCATGCCGCTTTGATTCGGCGTATCCGATAGCACATTAACTGAAGTGCTGAACTTCGGAAGCAAAGATGTCATGCTACGGACTGGATAACCATAAGCACGACACAATATCTGATCCTCCGTAGAAGTCTGTAAATCCTTCTTAATACGATCATACCCGCCAAATGGGTTTTCATCTGAGTGCAAATATACTACTCCAGCGTCACGGGTATTACTGTATTGGCGAACTGGTAGCTTGCGGTTATTCAAAAGCTCCGCTTTTCGTGTTTCCAATGTTTGTGCACCCTTCAAATATTCAGCCACAAAGGATGTGTAGCCATCAATAGGGGTAAAACCTAAAAGCATCTTGCTATTTCGGGTAGCTAGGCGGAAACGAAGTGTGTTTACCAAGGACGCATCACCCAAATACTCATCCAGCCAAGCACCAATATTTAAGCCCTTGCAATTACTAAATCCGAACTCAAAGCCCTCAAGAATAGTCTGATTATTGCTGAACTGCGTATAGGTCTTGAAGTCCACCCGTGTTCGGGTGTCAGGAAATATAAAACTACTACCCGTAAATCCATTCTGCATAGAAAAATTAATATAACCCTCAATGCTTTTGGTTTTCTTCTTGAACTCCTTGGGCATCATCTCCCAAACCGCCGCTTGCTGAACCTTAACAGAAGTATCCGCATTCTGGCTAAAGCATACAATATGCCCGTCATTCTGCGAAGTTACATCCTCCATAACTAACTTAGCACACCCAGTAGTCTTCCCCGATCTGTTTCCCCCGAAAGTAATAACCTCATTGTATGAACCCAAGGCTTGGCGAATCCGATCCCAGCCTACTAAGTCAAACCCATAGCGAAGCGGGTCTTCTACACTAGCCCGTATCAATCCCTCATGCTTTTCGTGCAATTCCTTCAACAGGGATGGATCAATCTCACCAAGGGCTACAATCTCCTCGTCAGTAGGAGCCTTAAGTATCGGATGCTGGGTAAATTCAATCATCTTCTTCTTCCTCAGCTTCCCATACTATTTCTTCTTCCATTTCCTCAGAAATCTGCTCTGAGGCACGATCCAATAGCATTTTTGCTATCATCCAATTATTATACCTATATTGTAATTCACCGTCACTATTAATAACCACCAGAACATAATTATCATAATGCTCAGTCAAATGGTGCTTAATAAACTGTATTGAATCACTCATC